GTCAGTTGTCGAACAACAAGTGAGTGCTATTACCGAAGCGCAAGATTTTCTTAGTAATGCAGATTTTGATATGGGTCAACAAATGTTAGATAGTTTGGTTCTTACAGAAAAAGAACTTACAAAAAGAATTGCAGGTATGGAAGTTAAGTATGGAGAAGTATATACAGTAGGTTATGTTACACCAGAAGGGGCCTTAAAAGAAGTTGCTTCTTTTGAAGGATATTATGAAGATATTTTCAGCGAGTTTGCTGATGGAAATGAAGCACTTAATGAGGCTCAAAAGGTTTACAATAAAGAGTTGGCAAGCATTAGAAACGCTTACTTTGCAGACGGAGATGAGTTTACAAAAGAATATTATGAAAGTCTTTTGAAAGTTGAAAAAGATGGTCAAGACGATTTAGCAGATTCTCATAAGCAATTTTATGATACTTTAACTCAACAACAGAATGAGTTTGCGAATGCAAGAGAAGAATTATTCTTTGGAGAGAGGTCAAACTTCACAGGTGCTATTTACAAACAAATCACACAAGGCGGAGTAGAAAGCCTTTTGCATAAAGTAGAGTTGATACAGACTAACAACTTTAATGGAATGACGCTACCAGAGATGGTTGAGCAAGTGACACAAGGAGTGACAGCAGAGTTAAGAGCGCAAGGTGTTCCAATATGAAGCAGGTAAATACATTATACAATTTCTGGGTAGGTGGCTACTATGATGATTTTTCATCTTCAAGAGCAGTAGCAGATGATTTAAATGATGCTAATGTAAGAACATTAGACCATACTAAAACCCACTTTGGTTCTGCAATTGGAGAAAACGCAAGACTAAATCCAAAATTTAAATATTCATTCCCAGAAAGAAAAAGAACAGGCATTTACCTATCGGGCGAACCTACTTACGATTACACTACTGAATATCAACAATTAGGTGGTAGTGACGATGATAAACTTACTCATAATGGTAGTATATCTCAATGGTTAAAATATGATGAAACAAGAGATAATACCACAAGAACATTTTCGCAAGCAAAACCTAAAGTGCCTAACTCTGTTTTAGGAAATAGGCAGAGGCTTAAAGGTTCTGCCGGAGATTCATATCTTGCTTTTTTTAACGGCCATGATTCTAACGGGAAATACTACTGTCCTCTTGGTGAAATGGATTTTAGTTGGGGTGTTTCACCTATTTCAAACCCAGACATCGAAATATCAGCAAATGTTTTAGATAAGTATGCTGGTTCCCCAATATCCTTTTTACAGACAGGTAGGCAGACCTCTGGCTACCCATCCCACGATTCGGCAGATGGTAATCTAAATACTATTTCTTTCGCAAGTGTTTATGTTGCTGAAAGCCCTAACACAGACTCTACTGATAACAGACCTACCTTTATCAGCCATGAAATAAAAAGTCCTTCTAAAAATGTATTTTTTATCAATAATATGTATGTGGCAAAGGGTTCTGGTAATCCTACTCCTACGGTTACATCTGGAACAGAGAGAGTAATAACTTACGATGGGCCACTTAGATTCAAAGGAATAGGAGAAAGTTTTCATTTGCGAATTGCTGTTCACAAAGTAATAACAGATACTGATTGGGATTATACGCTTAAAATAGGTTACAAATCTACAACAACATACAATAAATCTAATGATGATTTTGATGATACTACTGCTTTGATGACAGTTCCAATAACATTAGCAGATTTAGGAGTAGATACTGCATTTACTCGATTTGCTAATGGTTTTCCAGATGAGCAACCGGAAGTAGAGGCGTGGTGCGATATTGAAGTAGTTCCAGACTTTGTTGCTAATACTTGGAGAGCATATTCAAATGGAAGCACTACATCTTTTGCTAATGGCACTATCAATGTAGCAGTAGATAAGACTACTTCTTACTGGTGGTCTTTAGATGCTAATTGGAGTTTTAATTCTACCTACTATGCTAATATAGTGACAATGATAGATAGAGCCGCAGTAGCAATCCCTCTTACAAACAAGTTTGATGGAACAATCCCCAACCCCGTAACTTCCTTCAATATGTCAACCGGCGCAAACAAAATTAGCATATTGAAAATAGATGTTTTAGACGATGACAATTCTTACACATTAGCCCCTCTAACAACAGGAGTCGCTACAACAGAATGGAAACTATTTATGTTTTTAAACAATGAAGATAGACCTATTTGGCAAGGCACTATTGAATCAGTAGACCATAGACAAGACACTAAAACACAGACACTAAAAACAAGTATAACTGCAAGAGATTCACTTAGCATATTAGATAGAACCTTGCCTATATGGGAGTTAGGTCAAAATGCTTTCATAAGTCTAAGTAATCACCTTTCTATGGCTTCTCTTGTTGAAAAGAGAATAGATGAAACTACTGCTATTTCCGATTCTTTATTGATGGGTAGCGGAAATATGGGGGCAAAGGGAACGGAGTTAGGTTTCAGTAGGTATGATACAGATACCTATTCAGTGGGTATGAGTCCAATAGCAAACGGAAGATGTTCTTTGTATTCTGGTTCTGCGATTCAGATATATATCAACGAAGACGAAGATGGGCCAAACAATGTTGAAGACGAATGGGAAGGTGACGATGTGTTGCACATTATGGGGCATCATCCTAAACAAGTTGATAGAGAGTTTATTTTAAAGTTTGATGATAGAATATATACAGGCACACCATCCCCTATGTTGCACATTGACACTTATGGTAATATACAGGATGGAGATACGATTGTTGTCAAAGGCACTACTGTTGACGGAACCTATACAGTAAATCAGATGTATTTGATTAAAGATAACTCTACCGAAGAAGATACATGGTTTGTTAGAATAAGAACCACAGATACTACCGGCGCAGATACAGACGACCAGATGTTTGAAGCCTCAAATCTAAAGTCTTTAAACTCTGATTATGAAGGAAAAACATTGATTGAAATCACAACTTCTTCCGCCCATAATCTTTCTTTAGGTGACGAGTTTTGTTTCCCCGTTGGAATTAGCATAGGTGCAAGCGTATTTCAGCATTTTACCGCAAGACCTCTAAAGGTTATAGCAGTTCCAACATCTACTACTTTACATGTATTAGTAGAAAGGTGGCCTTATGCAGTCAATAACAATCAGAGTGTGTCTGGTAGTGATGCTATGGCTTATGACTTAAGCGTAATCAACGGCTACGATTCAAAATCATATCCTAAAACTCCAGCCGTTCTTTACAAACAAAATACAATAAATCTTCAATTACCACAGATAAGGTCGAAATATCGCAATCTACACGCAAGATGGATGAGAGACTTACCTACATCTATTTGGTTCAAAGCACAGTTTGGTGTTATAGCGGCTAAACCTTATTGGAGACATGGTAAAGGCTCATTCTTAGATAGACCTTTTAACTCTACTCAAGGTTCGGTGCTAAATAGTCTTTATGGTTGGAATAGTGACGGCACTGTAAGTGTTGACACTCTGCAAAATGATTTGACTACATCAACTACTAACTTTGGTGTTACAGACCCCGCTATGTGGTATCATATCAAAGCAAATAGGCTTAGAGAGTTTATTATTGATTTAGTTGATAAAGAGACAGGAGACCATCAGTATATTATTGCAGATACAATAACAGAACCTAATAGCAACCACACTGTTACCTACAGTAAAACAAGTGAAGAGTTTACAACATCTTCTGCTCATAGTCTCGATGATGGTCAAATAGTAGTCCATACAGGTTTTTATCAAGAAGAGTTAAATGGTGTGTTTATGGTAGCAGTCCAAGCATCAAGCACTAAATATAAAGCATGGAAAGTTTCTGATTTCCCCAACACAAACAATTCTTTTGCGTATCTAAAGGCAAAGAGTAGAGGGGAGTCAAATTGGAATCAAGGAATTAGTAGACATTATGAAGACCCAGATGGAATCAGTGCTACTCTACTACGAGTAGGTTCTACCGACTTTGACCCAGATTCAAGCACAAGCACTGTAGCAAAAGTCCGATATGGCACTTCAACTATATCTGGAGTTAAAGGCATTAAAAGAGAATGGCTTAGAGAACACACCATTTATAGTTTAAGAAAGGTTGATGAAAGTAATGGCTACAAGCATTGTTTTGCTCTTTGGGCTGATATGAGAAATGACGGAAATGCAGACGCAGACGGTGGTTATCGCAAACAAGACTTTGGTCTTATTCAACCTACTCCCCAGAATTATGAAGTGTCCTTGAGTTTCGCAGACCAATTTGATGAAAACGGAGATGCTGATGTATTTACAGATTTGAAAATAGGAGAAGATTTGGATATATGGTCTCTTGACCCAACGGCGGAACCGTTTTCTGCTTCTACATGGGCTGATTTAGAAGGTGGTTCTAACGAGGAGCCTTTTGACCAATATCATAATTGGCAAGATAAAGGAGGTGCAGTCTGCCTTATTGATGTATCAAGATTTTGGAATCTAAATACTAATGCTTGTGGTGGAAGACCGGGATATGAAAGTGGTGGGCTTGTAGACTTTGGGGATTACGAAACAACAACTCAAGGTTTCCCATATCTAATTGATAATTATTATTTACACGCTACTGCGAATTATAAGAATACTAATAGTTCCTTCTTTATGAACACTCACCCAAACTCTAATTTATTCATTAATGATGGTACTGTCCTTTTACAACAAATAGATATTGGGGAAGATTACATTGTAGTCCAAGACGCATCCCAATTTGAATCAAGTGGTTATGGGGTCATACAGTGCATAGGTGGCGCAAGTAGAGACTCTGAAACTAAAAACTATTACTTCTTTTGGGGTAGCAAAAGTACCCGCACCGATTCGGCAGGTAGGGTAGGTGATTCTTTAGAAGGTGTCTTCATAACAGAATATGAAATAGTTACGGGGCCTAAGAATGTTATAGACCAATTGAAAGTTGATGAAACTGCTGGGTCGTCTGGAAGTGATGTAAAAATAGGTAGTAATGAGTTTTTAACTGAAAATGTTGAAGGTAATTTTGATAAAGTTAGAGTATTTAACTCTCCAGCCGCTTTGTTTTCTTTTAGACTTGTGTTAAATTTAACAGGTCTGGTAAAAGCACCTAACTCTGGAACATACTTTGCGTCTGATAAAATGAGATATATGCAATCAATGATTCTCACAGATAATTGGTCTTCAAATTCTTCTTTACCGTGTATTTCAGATATAGCAAACATCCCTAAAACCAATGAGTTAGACTCTGACAACTTTGGTTCTGTTCACGATGCAAGAGGGCAGACTATTATGAATCTTCTAAATGATATGAAAGAAAAAGAAGGTAATGGTTTATCTGGAAATCTAAAGACATTTTCTTGGTTGATAGGAAGAGATAACAGATTAGATTTCAGAGAGTCTTACTCAAGCAATCACTCTTTCACAAGAAATAATTTAAAATCATCAAACTTAGCAACACAAACCGGAGGTAAAATTACAAATGTAAGAGTTTACTACAATGGAAACTCTGCTTTCGCAGACTACCCAACTCCTTCTGGTAGTGATTTAAGGTGGAGAGTTTTAAATTATCCAGATATATTCAATAGAGAAGAAGCACTAAGTATCGCAAAACAAGAATATCTTAGAGAAAACACATCAAGAATTAGCGTAGATGCAGAAGTAATTAGAGATACAGGTGAATCAAACTTAATGACAAGTGGTGGTAGGTTTGGTTATGTATCAGATGTATCAAGAAACCTAACTTATGACAATAGATTCAGTTTATCTTGGTGGAGTAATAACTTAGGAGGTCAACCTTTCTTTGGTATACAAAATGCTTTAGACACTGATGCTTATACTTCTGATACAGATATTTCAACAGGTATAGTGTATGCTACAACTCATAATGGTTCATCGGCGGAAGATTGGGCTACGGATAACCAATTGAGATTAGGTATTGTATCTGACGATGATACAGGTTTAGGTAGTATTACGGCTGGCGCAAGTTTAGCCTCTGGGGGTCTGATTAGAATAGTTACCTCTTCTCCCCCTACCTATGAATGGTCTTACGATAATAGTGGAACATATGGCCCACAGGTTGTTATGAATAGCAATAATACATGGTATACTTTAACACATACCATAGGTGGCACTACTTACAGTCTATCGGTTTACAAAATAGATGGAACAGTTGCTGGCACTGTAAATGCCTTTACTTATTACAATAGAGCGCACAGGAGAACCGATTCTGCTTATTTTTGGTATGGTACAAACAGTTTAACAAATGCCGTACAAGTAGTCCACATTGATAAAAACACACCTAAAGTTAGTGAATCAACGGGTAATGAGATAAGACTTGCTATTGCTTATGATTCTGGGGCTACTTTTGATGTAGCAAACTTTAGATTATTCGCATTAGATTACTCTTTCGATGAAGTAGTTGATACAAGCGGTGGTGTCGGTAATGAACGACCTCCCCTATTAACTTCTACTTTACAAGGCTCTGCAAGCGTGGAGATTGACGGTAATGGTTATTTTGAAATAACTCTACCTGCGTCTTACACTTCTGGAACACATAAAGTATTATTTTCAGTAGATATTGATTATCTTCGGGATGTTTTGCGATTTAGAGGTAATAATAAAATGAAAAACGCTCACAATGTAGATGGAGATACAACCTATTCCACCTTTGATGATGACAGTTGCTTTCCTCTCGGTATGAGAAGATTCGATATTATGGGCGCACATGGAGATGAAAGAGCCGCATTTTACGCACCGAGACTGCATATAGTTGACGATTTGAATTACATCCCAGCAACAACTTTGACATACACTGACGATTATATTGATTTAGACAGTGAGACTATGGTAATAAGAGATATTATATGGCAACAAAGTGGAAACTCACATGAAAAGGTAAATCTAAAGTTAGAAAAGGTTGAGAGTCACTACAACTACGATTTCACAAGAGCGTTTAAACGCAATAACCCACAAAACACCCCAAGACCCGGAAACCCACCTTCTCCCGTTGGCCCAGCAAGACCGCCTTTCGGAGGAGGTTTGGGTAGTAGTGTAGGCGGTTTACAACAGTTATCAACTTCTTCTAATGTAAGAGATGAACAATCACAATTTGCAGGTCTATCATCTAATAGTATGGCAAAGAGTCTAAGTAGAGGTCTGAAAGGTCGTGCTGACTTTGCATCCGATAGAGCATCGTCAAACGCAACATGGGGAGTATTAGGTAGTAAAACTACAGGTAAAGCATCGTCTTTCGATAGGGCGATTGATGGTCTTGATAGTGCCATGTCTTCGTCTGGTTCTGCAATAGCAACATCAGAAGGTTTCACATTAGCCGGTATCTCCGACCCAGAAGCAGGGGCGCAGGGAGAAACACATTCGCATAGCATGAATGTAAGGGTTCCGAATGATGCAAGCACAGGATATGTATCTGTCCTTGCGAGTGTATCTCTGGAAAGCGTCTCAGGTGGCGGAAATGCAGAATTGACAACTACCGTAACTTGTAGCGAAACGGGTTCTTCTATATCTAATACAAAGATAATATCGCAAGGCTCAAACAACTCAAATGTAATACTTCTCCCAACTACATTCTTAGATGGTGCTTCTACTGCTAACAATACTCTCACAGTAACCTTTGAAAGAAAACCGGCGCAGGGTAATGATAATGCAGGGTATCAATCACTTGTTATACACAATGTATCAGTTAATGTAAGAAGGTACAACAACCCGACAATAGCGCAAAGCGATACCTTTAGAGGATATTGAAGTGGTGGGTCGGGAGTAGAGGTGAGAGAGCCAAAAACCAAAGGAAGAACCAACACATCATGGAAGTGAGGGAACTCCCGACCCAGACTGACATTAATCTTAAGAATTATTAAGGTTTCCATTCCTTTCTTAAATCCTTTATTCTCTTTGCTAAGACTCTACCGACTCCCTTTATTTTCATAAGGTCTTTCTGTCTAACCTTTGTCTTTAGCAAATTAGGAATAGAACCGTATTGTTCCAATAGTCTTTCTGCTATATCTTGACTGATTCCTTGTATTCCCATCAGAGCCAGAAGTCTTGGGTCGGTAGGCAAACTCTTAATTTTCTTATTTAATTTCAGACTCGAAGTCATTTGTTTTTTGAGATGCGAAATAGCAAGCCATTCAACAAATTCATCCATAGTAGTGAATTGAATAACCCTTATTTTAGGAAAGTGTGAATACACTGTCATTTTGAAAGATTTGATTACTCTATTCATCTTTGCTATTTCCCTTGATATTTCATGGGCTTTAGCCTTCCTTCCTTTAAAATACGGTTTTAGTTGTGTTCCATAAATAGCGAGGAAAGGAGTATCGCAAGATTCAGATAATTCGTGGAGTTGATGATTGATTGTCCTACCATTCCTACCTATACCCAAGATACTACGATACAAATCATTTATCTCTTTAGCCTCTATTACCCATTCACCTAAGATATAGTCTCCATGAGGTAGTCTTTTTACCATCACCTCCCCCTTTGGGTCTATTTTGCGATTACCGCAAGCAAGAAACAATTTATGCAGAAGTTTTTCGTTTTCCCTATCGTCTGCGTATATCATGTTATAAGACAAAACTTTGTCATACTTAACTACAGTACCAGCAGTCTACTCCATCACAGAGATTATGTTTGCGATACCAAAATGGTGAAGGGGCGTTTCTGTAGTTTTGCATACCAACCACATATTTTTTTGTGATATTAGGATGGTAGTCAATCCAATCAAGAGCCTCAATAAAATCACAGATATTCTCTGCTATCTCATTCTTCTCTTCTTGCGATAAATCTCTTGGGTCAGCATACCACCTTAATTGTCTACTCATCTCTTGAACCAAAGCGACACGGACATGATGGGGTGGGTTAGATACTCTGATGGCTCTATCAAGACAAGTAGGCAAAGCCACTTGTCCGTTATGGTTCCCCACTCTTACAGTTGCTCTCTGGGTGCTTGGTATTCTATCAACAAAAGGATTCTCATTATTCCACATTACTAAATCAAAACAAGAATCAGCGTTAAAATGACCTGTAAAGGGGTCTAAATGCTCTAAGGTAGGTTGGGGTCTATTTGGTATTTCGTAGCCCATAGGGTCGTTAGAGAAGCCTCTATGGTCAACTACAACACACCAGCGACCCCTTGTAACATTGTAAGTATTAGAGACACGAGTAAGTTTTTCGGGATAACCTACCCCATCAAGCGAAGAAAGACCTTCTGCCATCTTACGCTCATATCTATCAAGATGCAAAGCCCACTGTCTACCTCTAACAGGTCTTTTGAAAAACTGATGAATATGAAAGCCTCTACCCGTTGCTACTAATCTAACTTCGCCTTCGAGTCTTGAAAGAAGAGTAGCAACATCGTTTTTTACTGTCTCCATGTCATAGTCTTCGTTAGTATCAAAATCCCACCACGCTCTATCAATAACTACGCTATCATAATCACCTAAATCATCGAAAGAATACAGACTCGTGTAGATATTACTCATACCATTTAGTTTAGATAGATAGGAAGTAAAGGTCTCGTAGTCGGGGCATTTCTGTCTCTTCAAACCTATCTGTCTGGGAAATGATAGTTTAACTCTCATAATATTCCCCCCTACTTTAGTCTTTAATAATCTGCCTATGACCACACATCTTGCAGATATGATACCTTTCAGAAGCAGTATCTATATCTCCGGTAATCATCATTACGGGTGTAGCCCAATCTCCATCTGTTGCTATAAAAGCATCACACATATCACATATCATTACAAATCCTCCCATAAATTTTCAAGCCCATTCTTTTCACTTTCGCAAGACATTGAGAAATCACACCACAGAGGACAAAAATAATCATTCCATTTCATATCCCACTGATGTTCCTTGATACCGCCTACGCATTTTTTAAGTGATTTGCTAAAAGAAGAGAGGCTTGCGCCGTGAACCTTCTCTACTACTAAGAAACCTTTAGCCCCTTCTGCTATTGCTACTTCTCTCTTGGAATTAGAATCGAGCCAACCCTTTTCGCAACAGAGAACCCTGTCTTCATCCCACTCATCCCAATCGTTTTTCCAATTGCATAATTCTGCTACAAACTTTGGATTGAATGCGTCTGGGGATAAATAGGCAAAGTGGGTTATAGGTCTGGTCTCCCCCATAAGTTTTAGCATATGAGTGTAGTAACACATCTCTTTGCGAGTCTTGTCAAACTTAGTTTTAGCCATATTACCTGTCTTCAATTCATATATACATAGACCGCCGTCTGGGTGTTCAAGAATACCATCAATTAGACCTACAAGCACTACTTCATTTTCAGCATCCCATACTACTCTCTTAACCTCATATTCTACGGGTTTGAATTTTTCAAGACCCCATCTTTCTATCCGACATTCTTCTAAGAATGCGATTACCTCATTAGCAGGGTCTTCTCTGTCTTCGGGGATTAGTGGGCCAAGAACAGACTGTCCTTCCCAATTATCATATAGAGTCTCTAAGTTAGTATGAACATACTTACCACGAGCCATAGCCTCTGTCTCCGGCAATCTCCTGTCCTTGAGTTGGACTCTCGACCACCAATATTTACGAGGACAACCATCATAACCTATGAAAGAAGACTTCGACATTCTTAGGAGTTTGTCGGTGTCGTTAGGGTCATAACTGCTATTAGCATCTAACTCCTCAACAGACATTTCTGCTGGGTCTTTCATAATCATTCCTCTTCTAAAGGTAGAGTAGTCTGCTCTGTCTCATCAAGAGAGGCTTCGCAGTAAGGACATATGTCTGGTCTTTCAATACCTTCAAATTGTGGTACTCTGATTGACCCAGAGCATGAAGGACATTTATCTTCTGAAATCAAATCAAGATGTTGTAGTGTTCTTAGTATCAGAGTGTTATGCTTCTCCAATTCTTGCATAATCATATGTAGGAAGCCGTCAATCCTCCCAGCCATAATACTCATCTTTTCGTCAATCTGTTTTATCGTAGGTTTCTTACTTTCCCTGCCCATATTATCCCCACACTCCTATGACCTAATAAACCTATCTCACAACCAAACTACATCAGATAGACCATTTAGGGAATTTTGTAGAGGCATATAATCCCAATTCATAACTTCGTAATAGGGAATTACTTTTTCCAATACAAATTTTCTTGCTAATTCTTTGAATCCAACTTTAGCAATACCTTGTATTTCAGATGGGTCATCAAAGGCTATGTATTCGCCATACTCGTCTAAAGTGCAGAGGAAGTAGTCATCTTTGCGATAACCTTTACCCAAATTATCATTAGCCCATTTAGCACCTGCTCTGGCTTCAGATAATACGGCATATTTATGTAAATCGTTGCTAAGTTTTGCTTTGATAGTTAAATCTGCAACGGGGATTTTCTCGGCAACAACATCTTCGATTAAATTAGCAAGAGAGTCGGTAGTTTCCCTCTCACTCACGCCTTTCAAGATATTATCAATGACTATCCCCATAGCGTTTTTCATAGCCTTTGGAAGCCTACTTTGCTTCATCTCAATACCTTTGACATACCTCTCTGCTTTATGATATTCCCCATCAGTCCAAGAAACAAGACCTGCGTAGCGGTTTTTAGCCATAACAAGGAATGATTCAGACCATTTTTCAAACTCTGTTACTATAGGAGACATTCTTTCGTTGATAACCTTAAGAGCCTCTATACCCTTTTCTGGCGTAGGTACTTCGCACATAATAGAGTCGGTATGTCCGTATCTGACCTTGAAACCTAAATCCTCTGCGTGGTCTCTTAATTCACCCAAAGTCTTTCTCGAAGTGTATGTAATTGCGTCTGCGATTTTAGGGTGGTACATACCAAACTTAGCGTCACCGGCTACACCATACATAGAGGCAACCAAAGACTTAGTTGCGTATTGCAGAGCGTCATATCTCTTAGCCTCTTCTTCTGTCTTGGCTTGCGCCTTTCTCGCTTTGTATTCATTTCGCAAGTTAGTCATGTAGTCCATCTGTCTACCAAGAAGACCGCTTTTAGACATATCAAAACGAGTACCGTTGCCACAATCACTACCTTTATCGCTTAGGGTAGTCCAGCAGATATTGTATTTTTTGACATTACTATGATACATAGCCTTAACATCAAAGATGCCTATGTTGTTATACACGCCAGCAACAGGAGTCATAATATCCGCACCTTCGTATTCTACTTTGTCAAATTGCGCTTTGCTTGGTATCTTCAAATCAAACTCTTCATCTCTCATACAGAGAATAGCAAACATCTTAGTGATGAATGGGGTTGAACGAATATCGCACTGAACGATATGCTGGAGGGCAGTAAAGTAGCCGAGAACATCTACCAAATCATTTAACTTTGGCAGTAACGCCACATCTTGTCTCGCATAATCAAGATAAGTACCAAAATCAGTATAATAAGTATCGTGTCCGTCTTTTAGAGGTACTTTTTCTTCGCCAAGACAGTGATTAGAAACTGCGTCAAGAGACATAGCCGGTAGTTGTCCGTTCTTCAAAGTCCATAACTTCTTGAAACCTACCATTAAATCTATGACATTTCTGCCTACAATAGGTTGTTCCCAATCACCAAAACGCCACCTAACTCTGTTCATAGGGGATAGTATACCGGCTTTGATATTATTATGTCTCATACGAGTCAGAAGTTGTTTACAGTCAGCGTTAGTTACATTCCAACCTGTGATTATGTCTGGGTCATGAGCCTTCATAAGATTAGCAACATCTAACAACATCTCTCTTTCATTTGAGCAACATTTGAATTTCCTATCCCCTTTGTCGCAAGAGGTGTTTCCGTATGGATGGTCTTTGCAGGGTATACTATCGTAATACCCTGCCTCATAATCTGCATGTGTGAACCATACAAACTCACCTTTCTGCGAATCTCTTACCACTACTATTGTAATCTCCCCAGATTCTATTTTCCATTCCATATCAATGTACCAGACTCTATGCTCATAATTATCAAAGAATTGATTGCTATCAGCAAGAACCTTGTTTTCCCATTTGATATTATTTTCCCATGTCTGCATACTATCTGCTATCTGTCTCATATCCTCCGTACCGTAAAAGGTCTGTTTGATTAATTTTTCTCCATAGAGACCTGTGTAACCACCTTCTTTCTTACACGCTATACCTATATCCTTATCGCCTTCTTTAGTGTATAGGTAAGGCAACATATTCTTACCGAGAACGGCTTTTTTTCTATTGCCTTCTCCATCTCTGTAAAATACATTTACAGAGTTTCCTCTACCTCTCTCTACTATCATATAGAGAGGTACTTACCGAGTCAATATAAATCCTCTGATGCCTATACCATGAGACTCAAGGCAATCCATAACAAACATAGGGGAAACTGAATACCTCTTTGCTATTAACGAAATAGTGCTTTTAACATACTGTTCTTCAAGCCATTTTTTATCTCTAAATCGTGTTAATTTATCATCTATTACCATAGATTTTACGATGTTCTTTGTGACCTTTAATCATACCCATTCCAGCGCATTTGTGTTTGGAATATCTTTAAGTTTCGCTCTTATTCGCTCGCAAGATTCGGCATATAACTCTACCATAGTAGAGTTTCTTCCTAATAATTCGCAAGCGACTGCCGTTGTTCCAGACCCACCAAAGGGGTCTAAGACCCAATCATCCTCATCGGTGCTTGCTAAAATACATTTAATCGGTAATTCAAGTGGGAAGGGTGCTTCGTGTCCGTTGTTAGCAGGGGTCATATCCCAGACGGTGAAAAGATTATTCGCATTATAGTGATAGTCTGGGGATTTTGTTAGCATGAATATCTGTTCGTGTTTAGGTATAGGTCTTTTGATATAAGCCTCCGGTTGAGGATATGATTTGCTTTTATTCCATATTATCTCACTTCGCAGAATCCATCCGTCAGCCTGTAGAGCCAGAGCCAACCTCCAACCTACACCTATTAGATTCTTTTTAGCAAGACCCCCAACATTCCTCGCACCCCATTTATTCTTAGAATCTTTGATACCACCTTCTTTGTAATCAGAACCAGCCCCGCCAGAACCATTGTATGAATCCCCCACATTCAACCATAAAGTACCATCGTCAGTTAGATGTTCCCGTACTTTGCGACAAACTTCAACCATACTCCCTATATATTCATCGAGAGTTTGTCCTTTACCTATCTCATCAGAGTCATCACCATAGGTTCTCATCCCGTAGTATGGGGGAGAAGTTATACACGACCTAAATTTTCTATCTCCCAAATCTGCTTTGAGGAAATCGGAACATATTATGTCGTGTTGCATCATTTAATCCTCTTATACTCATAGATATTTGAATTGATTGGTATTCTCTGTATGTAGCCCCATTTTGCGAGAAGCATTAAGATTCTTGACACCATACGAGTATGTATTATCGCATTAGGTCTACAATATTCGTTAGCAAGATTAGCAATATATTCTGCCGTAAGAATCTGTCCTACTTCCATATCTCTAAGAACCGCATACATAACTACTATTTTTCTGTGTAATTTAGTGATAGACATAACAGAACCCATATGCTTCATAGTCCATTCTATTTCAGAAGCAGGGAGTTTTATCCCCCTACTTGCTATATTCTGAATCCTATGAAGAGGTTGTTCTTCTGCCCAATCTGCTAAATTTATGCTCATACTACTCCTCTTTGAAATATAACATTGTTTTCCATGTCTACTAAGACTATAGAATAACCTTGCGATTCTTCTGTGAAATCTAAGAAGTAAAGGTTTACCAGACCGTCAGTAAGACATTTCTCTAAACCGCCTTCAAACTCAAACTCAAAAGGTGCTACATCATCTTCTGTGCTTGCTAAACAAGTCTCGGTTTTACCCAATAAAATATTACCAGACTCAATATATAGACGCTTCATAGAATCCCACTTTAGCAAACACCTGTTTACTTTTTGCCCGTTTACATTACCAGCATCAATAGCATTTTTAAATTCAGAACCCATTATCTGCAACTCAATAAAAGGCTCTCTAATACTGCCGTCTCGCATTTTGTAGGAACCTGTAAGTGGGTTGATAGAGGCTATTCTACCTTTTGATTCTGCATACCATTCACTAACTGTTTTCTTTGTATGGGGGAATGCTAAAGCCCTTGAATCAGCCGATAAGGTAGTCTGTCTGCCACTCGATTTAATAACTATCTTGTCTTCTTTAGATTCTAAAGTGATAACTCCACGATGAGGTTTTAAGACACCCAACATCTTCTCAATGTCCGGTATAACATATTCTTGTTCGTCTACTTCGTTTGCTAAACATGAAAAAGTAGCAACACTTGATATTCCATCCCTAACTATGTTAGTAGTGGATAATAGATTATCATCAGACCCACTAATCACACACCCCTTTACTTGAGGTATGGGTTTTCCATTGATATTACATACTCTCTGTGTTCTACTCAACAACTTCTCTAATTCTGCCTTACTTACCTTAAGCATATACTACACACCTTCCTATGTCCTTATTAAACCACCGTGATATAAGGATGCTTTTCTGCCATTCTTGCACACATCTTACACGGCTCTCGCTCTTTCAAATCACCGTTTTTATCAGTAGGTTGTTCTGATGTGTAGATACCAAAAGTGTCTACACCTCTACACAGTAAATACGATTTACCCGTCACCCCTATGTCAACTGCGTAATGCCACTGTCTTTTGCGAGACGGGAATACCTGCCTAACCTTCATTGTCAGCACTCCATTTCAAGAACGGCAGACCGAACCATTCAACATTACCATCAGATACTCGCAAAACAGTATGCGTAGTGCCTAAATGTTCTTGGTTCCACCCTTTCATTTCTTCTATGGTTGCTCGAATTTCCCACTCGTTTTCATTCATCTGTGGGTCAGACTTAACGCCAGCCGCAACATCACCTTTCTTGGTGTATCTTGCTAAGAAAATCTGTTGCGAGAACAATCTCATTGTTCCCTTTTCCCAATCCGGTTGTTCGCCTACTTTCATTAGACCTTTCTGCCCGTTTCCTATGTCTGCGAACTGCTTAACATCTTTTAGATGGTAAGTAAAGAATACTGCGTCAACGGGTAGTTGATGCGCTCTATTCATTACATCACGGAATAATTGGTTGCGAATGCGCCATTCTGCTTGATTGAATTTATCTCCATCTTCAACATTGATAGGATTCTTAGACCTATTCATCAGAACATCAGTCATAGCCAATTCGCACCACTTCAAGAAAGTAGAGCCTCCATCAATGATGACCGCACCTATCTCTCCTTTCCTCGCTTCCTCTCCGATTAACTTAATGAAGTAACCCATCTTGTCAATCAGAGCAGTCCAATTAGTAGAATTATCTTCGTTGAAGATAAAAGAATCGGTTTCGTCAAACAAAGGAACAACCTTTATATTTTTGTCATGTGGATAGTTACATGTAACTGTCTGAATCGCAGAATTATCAACATCTATGATGATAATCTCTTTGTCCGTTCTCCCTCTGGCAATATCAACCGCCAGACCCGTCTTAGCACAGTTTTCCTTTGCGACAAGAGCCATTCTGATAGGATTATCAGAGACTCTTGGTCTTGAGAACAATTCTCTGAAATGCTCTATACCATACTTTGCGCCTTCTTGCTCTTGTTTACTCTCCTCTTTTGTTCCCCAACTCATTGTATCACTCCCAATCGTCTATTTCAGTCTGGGAAGAAGAGTCAGTGTCCGTAAGGACACCGACTTCTTCAACACAGAACCAACCTGTCGTTGCTAATTTTCCGTCTCCGTCTCGATTCACATAAGGAGAACCGACTACGGCTACAACTGAACCAACACCGAATGAAACTTTAGAATCCTCTTCTTGCGATACATACAAGTCGAGAGGGGCTGATAGAGAGGTCAAATCTAAATCAGATAGAGTTAGAATATAACCACCACTTTCTCTTGGGTCAATGTGTGCGACTTCCATCACTATACATACAAGAGCATCCCACTTCTCTTTATCAGAGAGAGTATTTACATGGTCTTCGATAAAGTCAAGACCGTCAAGCATAGTAATGTGGTCTGGGATTAGACCAGAACCATCAGACATAA